AAATAGTCCTATAGAATAGTTTATGTAACGACCGTCATCGACCTCCACCTAAAGGAGCGATTTATGCGAGAAAAAGTAATTGAACACAAACTTTTGACGGAAGTAAAGGAAATCGGCGGTCTGGCACTTAAGTTCGTATCGCCGGGTTACGATGGGGTTCCCGACAGAATAGTTCTTCTGCCCGGTGGGAAAATCGGCTTTGTGGAGGTAAAAGCACCGGGAGAAAAGCCTCGACCACTCCAACTGGCAAGGCACAGACTACTCCGCAGACTGGGGTTCAAGGTGTTTGTGTTGGACAACCCCCAACAGATTGGAGAGATAATTGATGAAATACAGTCCTCATAATTATCAGCAGTATGCAACAGAGTTCATCAAGGATACTCCCGCTTGTGCGATTTTCCTTGATATGGGCTTAGGCAAAACAAGCATAACGCTGACGGCAATAAATGACCTGCTGTTCGATAGCTTTGATGTACATAAAGTTTTGGTAATCGCACCTCTACGAGTGGCAAGAACCACTTGGAGCGAGGAAGTTGAGAAATGGGAGCATTTGAGAATGCTGCGTTATTCCGTGGCGGTGGGAACTGAAACCGAAAGGTTGTCAGCACTCCGAACACCCGCAGATATTTACATCATCAACCGGGAAAACCTCGGCTGGCTTGTTGAGGAAAGCCGTGTTCCCTTTGATTTTGATATGCTGGTAATCGATGAGCTGTCCTCCTTCAAGAACCACAACACCAAGCGTTTCAAGGCTTTGATGAAAGTCCGGCCTAAGCTGAAACGCATAGTAGGTCTTACGGGTACTCCCGCCGGCAACGGTCTGATGGACTTGTTCGCAGAATTCAAGTTGCTGGATATGGGAGAACGGCTCGGTCGGTTTATAGGGCAGTACAGAAATACCTATTTTCAGCCGGACAAGCGTAACGGAATGGTGATTTACAGCTATAAGCCTCTGCCCAACGCCGAACAACAGATATATGACAAAATCTCGGATATCACGATTTCCATGAAAGCCGCCGACCACCTCAAAATGCCCGAACTCATAAGTGCGGAATACACGGTTCAGCTTTCCGAAAAGGAAAAGGAGAAATACGACCGTCTGAAAAAAGACCTTGTTTTGTCCGATGACAACGAAGAAGTAACTGCGGCAAATGCCGCTTCTCTTTCCAACAAGCTGTCGCAGATGGCGAACGGAGCAGTGTACTCCGATGATGAAAGCATTATCGAAATACACGACCGCAAGCTGGACGCATTGGAGGATATAATCGAAAGCATGAACGGGAAGCCGCTGCTTGTGGCTTACTGGTTCAAGCATGATTTGGTGCGTATCCGAAAGCGGTTTGATGTCCGAGAGATTAAGTCAAGCGAGGACATTTCCGACTGGAACAGCGGAAAAATCCCTGTGGCACTTATCCACCCCGCTTCTGCGGGACACGGATTGAACCTGCAGAACGGCGGCTCGACCCTGGTGTGGTTCGGGCTTACATGGAGCCTTGAGCTCTATCAGCAAACAAACGCAAGGCTATGGCGGCAGGGTCAGACCGCAGACACTGTGGTAATTCAACACATAATCGCAAACGGCACTATCGATGAGCAGATAATGAAAGCTCTGAAAACAAAGGACACAACACAGGCGGCACTTATCACCGCAGTGAAAGCGGAGGTACATAAATGAACCCGTATAAAGAACTCGCAAATGCTATAATCTTGCAGGCGGTCAAGGATTACCGTGACGCCGTGGAACGTCTGCGCTACACACCAGACGATAAATCGGCGCAGCACGATAAGCGGAGTATTGAGAAATTCTTCCGTTCAAACTGGTTTTCGATACTTTCGGATTTGAACGGAGAATTGCTACTGAAAAAGCTAAAAGAGGAGGTTTCGGCATGACGGCAAAGGAATATCTCGGACAGGCATACAGAATAGATCAGCGTATCAACAGCAAGATGGAGCAGATAGCTTCGCTGAACCTGCTTGCGCAGAAAGCAACGACGGTTTTCAGTGATATGACCGGCAACTCCACCCGCAATATTCACCGCATGGAGGACGTCATAATCAAAATCGTGGATATGGAGAGCGAGATAAACGCTGACATAGACAGCCTTGTTGAGCTCAAAAAGGAGATTGCAGATGTTATCCATAGTGTTGCAAACCTCGAATACCAAACGCTGCTTGAACTCCGTTACCTGTGTTTTAAGACCTGGGAGCAGATAGCGGTTCAGATGGGATACGGCATTGACAACATCTACAAAATGCACCATAAGGCACTGCGCGAAGTCACCGTTCCGGAAACTTTACAGTAAAATCAACTATTTTACAGTAGCCCCTTTGTGATATGATATAATCAGCAAAGAATACAGAATGGTGGTGAACCCAATGCCTACAAAACCCAAGCGTCCCTGTTCCTTTCCCGGCTGCCCGAACCTGTGTGTCGGTCAATACTGCAAGGAACACGAACAACCGGCACGGCGCAGTTACAACAAGTACGAACGCAGTCCCGATACCAACAAGCATTACGGCAGAGCGTGGAAACAAATTCGCAGCAGATATATAAGTCAGCACCCACTGTGTGAGATGTGTCTGAAACAAGGAAAGCTGACGCCCACCGAGGAGGTTCACCACATCAAGCCTGTGTCGCAAGGCGGTGGCAGTGAGTTCAGCAACCTGATGTCACTGTGCCGTTCCTGTCACACGAAAATACATCACGATATTGGTGACAGATAAGTTTGCAGATTGCAAACAAAAGTTTTCAGTTCGTGAACTTTTTACCCCCTAGGGGCGGTCTTAATCTCTGCAACAATCAGATGCGGACAGCGGCCCGGGGCTTCGTACGCAAAAACCGGGGTTCAAACGGGGTATTAAACTTTGAAATATTTTCGGACGGTGCGAACCGTCCTTTTTTCTTGTCCTGCGGAGGTGAAAATCATGGCTAAGGACGGCACAAACAGAGGCGGCAGACGGGTACGTGCCGGAGATAAACCCGCTCCTGCCGCAGAGAAAAAGCAGAAAGGACTTCCGGTGAAAATCATAAGCAACGATATACCGGCGCTCGACACTGCCGAGCTTGAAGCGGTTGACCTGCCGGAGGGTGCTGTTCTGAACGGCGCAGATATGCCGAAACCAAGCGACTATCTCTCGGCTAGGCAAAAGAACGGAGTTCCGCTCGGCGCTGACGATATATACAGAGAAACCTGGCTGTGGCTTAAGCAAAGGAACTGCGAGAACCTCGTAAACAAGCGGCTCATCGAAGCCTATTCGCAGGCATACGCAAGATACATTCAGTGCGAGGAAGCGATCAGCACTTACGGTTTGCTTGGCAAGCACCCGACCACGGGCGGCGTTATTGCTTCGCCGTTTGTGCAGATGTCGCAGCAGTTTCAGAAGAACGCAAATCTCATCTGGTATGAGATTTACGGAATAGTCAAGGAGAACTGCGCCGAACCTGTCGGTGATGATTTGAACGATTCAATGGAACGGCTCTTGCGTTCCAGGAAAGGATAACGCTATGTCAAAGGACACCATCGAATTTTTCAGAGAACTTAAAGGCAGCCGTCCGAACCTTACCATTCAGCAGTACAAAACAATCAAGGGACAGGCTGTTAAGGGCAATATTGCGGACGCCCGAAAAGGTTTGCACAAGGTTCTGAAAAGGAGGAACGTCAGATGAACACGACCAGTGAAATGCAGCTTGTCCCGATAGACAAGCTGATACCATATGTCAACAACGCTCGCACCCACTCACCGGAGCAGCTGAACAAGCTGCGTTCCTCACTGCGTGAGTTTGGCTTTATAAATCCCGTTATAATCGACAGGGATTTCAACGTCATAGCAGGTCACGGAAGAATTCTTGCCGCAAAAGCCGAGAACATCTCCGAAGTGCCTTGCGTATTTGTTGATTACCTCACACCAGTTCAGAAGAAAGCGTACATAATCGCAGACAATCGAATGGCTCTTGACGCAGGCTGGGACGAGGAAATACTGAAAGTTGAAATTGAAGCTTTGCAGGCTGACGATTTCGACCTCGGTCTGACGGGCTTTGACGAAAAGGAACTCGCCGCATTCTTTGACGAGGATTCCGATACCAAGGACGATGATTTCGATGTTGATGGCGAATTGGAAAAACCTTGCATAACAAAAACGGGCGACCTCTGGCTGCTCGGAACCCACAGACTTGTCTGCGGTGACAGTACAAAGCAGGAAACCTACGAAGTTCTTATGAACGGAAAACAGGCAAATCTGGTAGTTACTGACCCGCCCTACAATGTGAATTATGAGGGTTCGGCGGGTAAAATCAAGAACGATAATCTTGAGAACGAGAAGTTCTACCAGTTCTTACTGGGCGCTTTCACCTGCATGGAGAAATCAATGGCGAACGACGCAAGCATCTATGTTTTCCATGCAGATACAGAGGGGTTGAATTTCAGAAAAGCATTCTCCGATGCGGGTTTCTATCTCTCGGGAACTTGTATCTGGAAGAAGCAGTCGCTGGTTCTCGGTCGTTCGCCGTATCAGTGGCAGCACGAGCCGTGCCTGTTCGGATGGAAGAAAAACGGCAAGCATCAGTGGTACTCCGACCGCAAGCAGACGACAATATGGGAGTTCGACAAGCCGAAAAAGAACGGCGACCACCCCACTATGAAACCTGTTCCGCTTATTGCCTACCCCATAAAGAATTCAAGCATGAGCAACTGCATCGTCCTTGACCCGTTCGGCGGCTCTGGCAGTACGCTTATCGCTTGTGAGCAGACGAACAGAATCTGCCACACCATCGAACTTGATGAAAAATTCTGTGATGTTATCGTGAAAAGGTACATTGAGCAGGTTGGCTCGGCTGATGGTGTGTTTGTGGTTCGGGACGGTAAGACGGTGGCTTATTCAGAACTGGAGGTTGCCGATGAAGAATGAACTCACGCTCGGCAGCCTGTTTGACGGCAGCGGAGGTTTTCCGTTAGGAGGACTTCTTGCAGGAATAGAGCCTGTGTGGGCATCTGAAATAGAACCTTTCGCTGTGCGGGTCACCACAAAGCGCCTGCCGCAGATGAAACACTACGGTGATGTGTCCGCGTTGAACGGCGCGGAACCCCCGCCCATAGATATAATGCGGAGCGCTCCGAGCCGCAGGTGGGATGTACGGAGGCGGTTCGGAAATGCTTGTTTACAGCACAAGCAAGAATTCCTATCATACCGAAGCCGAGGAGAATCTCGCAAACACGCTTGTGGCAAGCGACTACAAAGATCCGCCTACCGTGAATTCTCCGGAATACATAGTCCGCAGGCTTACTCCAACCGAGTGCGCACGTTTGCAGGGATTTCCCGACTGGTGGTGTGCTGACCTCGGAACGGACGAGCCGACAGATGAAGAACTACGGTTCTGGAAAGAGGTCTTTGAAATACACAGAAAAATCATCGGTGGCGCAGTCAAGCCGAAGTCCGAAAAGCAAATTCGTACATGGCTGAAAAATCCCCACAGCGACTCTGCCGAGTACAAGCTGTGGGGAAACGGTGTTGCTCTGCCGTGTGTTTACTTTGTGCTGGCGGGGATTGTGTACTGTACACAGCTAACCCCCGAAAATATTGTGTAGAAATACGGCTTGATATATGTGCCTTTCAGAGTTAATATGTACGCAAAGGAGGGCAAATGCCATGACAATTTACTACAATGCACAGGATAGAAAACCGCTTGTAAAAGCCATCAGCGAGTTCACGGGAGCGGACGCAGTTTACATGAGGACACCGACCTACGCTTACCGAATCGACTATTTCACTGTGACCCGCGAGGGCAACCTTGAATTTGACGACAGATCCGACAGCGAGGAAATCGAGGGCCTGCTTGAATTCCTTGCAGAGCGCGGATTTATCGCCGAGAATGCCGCTACAGAACCGCCGGAAACGGATACCGAGAAAGTACCCGCAGCCGCCGACAGCGCTGAACACGGCGAAACTGTGGGGCTTACAGTGGAAGTTCCGCTTGAAAGCACAGCGGTCGGAAACCTCACCAAGCTGCTTGAAGCCAAAGGCAGACTTATCCGCAGAGCCTTAGTGGTGGACAGTCTGCCGATTGAGGTCACGGACAGCACGGTGAAGTTTCCTTGGTTCGCAGACTGCGGCGCTGATGAGTGCAAGGCATACACGCACTTCATTTCGGCACTCTGCGAACTTGCCGCAAATGCAAAGCGGGTTACGGCCAAGGAAAAGGAAACCGACAACGACAAGTACGCATTCCGCTGCTTCCTCCTGCGGCTGGGGTTCATCGGTTCGGAGTACAAATCCGAGCGGAAAATACTGCTGAGAAACCTTACGGGCTCATCGGCTTTCAGAAATGGAGGTGCTGCAAATGAAGTTTCCGAGTAAAGAAACAATCGAACAGTACCGCCGAGAGTACCCTGTCGGCTGCCGAGTAGAGCTTGTTTCAATGGACGACCCGCAGGCTCCTCCGAAAGGCACAAGAGGTACTGTACGAGGAGTTGACGATATCGGAAATCTGCTCGTCCGCTGGGATAACGGCTCGGGGCTGAATGCTGTTCTCGGTGTTGATGTGGTTCGCAAAATCCGTGGCTGATATACACAATTTCTGCTTGTGTATTTCGTTCAATATATTGTGGTAAAACCGCTTGCTATATACTTCTTTTAGAGTTAATATGTGTGTACCGCAAGGGGAACGAAGTAAACGGAGGACACCGCAATGAACGAGAAAACCACCAAGCAGATTGAAGAAATGATGAACCAGACCATAGGGGTCGAGGTTGAGATGAACAGCATTACAAGAGCGAAAGCCGCGCAGCTTGCCGCCGAGTTCTTCGGAACAGGCAGACACGAGCACACCGCAGGCCGCAACGGTTACGATACCTACTCCGCATGGGACGGCGAGGGTCGAGAGTGGAAGTTTCAGAAGGACGTGAGCATTGCGGGACCCGACAGCGAGAAATGCGAAATGGTTACCCCGATTCTCACCTACAAAGATATTGAAACCTTGCAGGAGCTTATCCGCAGACTTCGGAAAGCAGGTGCGAAAAGCGACGCAACAAGGGGCTGCGGAGTTCACATTCACATCGGCGCCAAGGGTCACACGCCGCAGAGCCTGCGAAATCTTGCAAACATTATGGCAAGCCATGAAAGCCTCCTCGCAAGCGCACTTAACCTCGACAGAAGCCGCATGAACCGCTACTGCCGCACGGTTAGCAAGGATTTCCTGGTGGAACTCAACCGCAAGAAGCCCAAAACCATGGCGGCGCTTGCGGACACCTGGTACGGCAGTCAGAACGCGGATTACGGCAGGTCGGCGCACTACAACGAAAGTCGCTACCATATGCTGAACCTCCACGCAACCTTTACAAAGGGCACAATCGAGTTTCGGCTTTTTCAGTTTGACGCTCCCTCGGGCGACAAGAAAAATGGACTTCATGCAGGTCAACTGAAAAGCTACATTCAGCTTTGCCTGGCGCTCAGCCAGCTTGCAAAGCAGGTCAAGACCGCAAGCGCAAACCCTCAGCAGACCGAAAATCCAAAGTACGCAATGAGAACATGGCTTTTACGGCTCGGGTTCATCGGCGATGAATTCAAGACCGCAAGGGAGCTTTACACCAAGCGGCTCGAGGGTGACACGGCTTTCCGCAACGGCAGGCCCTAACAAGCAGGAATTAGCTTCCTGCCTCCAATCCCCCGCTCGGGGGCTTTTGGTGGTAGAAAGGTGATTTCTGAAACTGAACCTTTCGGAAAGGAAAACACTATGAAACGTTATTACTTAGCCTATGGGAGTAACTTAAACATTCGGCAAATGGCGCTGCGGTGTCCTACGGCAAAGCCCGTGGGGACTGCGGTGATTAAGGACTACGAACTGCTCTTTAAGGGCAGCAAGACAGGCGCTTACCTCACAATCGAACCGAAATCGGGAGCGGAAGTTCCTGTCGCAGTCTGGGCAGTCGAACCTGCCGATGAGAAAAGGCTTGATGTGTACGAGGGTTTCCCGACTTTCTACTACAAGACCGAACTAGAACTGCCCGTGAGGTACTTTTCGGGAAAGACCGTAGTCAGAAAGGCTTTCGTGTACATTATGCACGAGGAGCGACCGCTGGGATTGCCGAGTGGTTCGTATGTTAGGACTTGCCTTGAGGGTTACAGCAATTTCGGCTTTGACGAGAGTATTCTCCTCGCAGCGCTGAACAACAGCAGGAGGGCTGTCCATGAAATCAGATAACGCAACAATGCTTCGCACCTGTCCGCTTTGTGGGGCGCAGTACGGCGGTGTTCCCGCTCTTTCGAGAAAGTACCCCAACACGCAGATTTGCCCGGATTGTGGCACACGGGAGGCTTTGGAGAGCATTGGCGTTTCCGCTGACGAGCAGGAAAAAATTATCAGTATCATTCACAATAAAACACACAGTTCTGACCGCTGATATTTGTGTACATTATTATCCGAAAACCGCTTGATATAATGCGGCTTTAGAGTTAATATGTGTACAACAAAAAACACATGGAGGAAAAGATTATGTGGAAACAGGGCGCAATTGGAGTAAAGGACAGCAACGGCAGAATGGTTTCTGTAAGCTACTGGATAAAGCATTACGACAAGCCAAGCGAGGAATACGGAATCAGCGGCGGCAGGATTTCCAAGCTGATGTTAAAGCAGAACGGCAGGGTCGTTTACAACTACGACCGTGGTGTGGATGTTGAACCCCAGACCCCCGAAGCTGAAACGGCGCTTGCAATACTGATACACGAATACAACTAAACACTTGCGAAAACCGCCTGCGGGCGGTTTTCCTCGTTATGGGGGTGATAATATAAGAAAGCTGAAAAAGTACAAGCCGACAAAGTTCAAGCTGAAATCCTCGGCTTACGATAAATCCGCTGCGGATTATGCCGTGGCTTTCATTGAGAACCTCTGCCACACCAAAGGCACATGGGCTGGAAAGCCGTTCGAACTAATCGACTGGCAGGAGCAGATAATCCGAGATTTGTTTGGGACGCTGAAGCCGAACGGCTACCGACAGTTCAACACGGCGTACATTGAGATACCAAAGAAACAGGGCAAGTCCGAGCTTGCCGCCGCTGTCGCTCTTTTGCTTACCTGCGGCGATGGAGAGGAACGAGCCGAGGTTTACGGCTGTGCCGCCGACAGACAGCAGGCGGCTATCGTGTTCGATGTGGCGGCAGATATGGTGCGAATGTGTCCTGCGTTGTCAAAGCGTGTAAAGATACTTGCATCTCAGAAGCGACTTATATACACACCAACGAACTCGTTCTATCAGGTGCTTTCGGCAGAAGCGTACAGCAAGCACGGATTCAATATCCACGGCGTTGTTTTTGACGAGCTGCACACTCAGCCGAACCGAAAGCTGTTTGATGTAATGACCAAAGGCTCCGGTGACGCAAGAATGCAGCCGCTGTATTTTCTAATCACCACAGCCGGAACTGACACGCACAGCATTTGCTACGAAACGCATCAGAAAGCCAAGGATATAATCGAGGGTCGGAAAATCGACCCTACTTTTTATCCTGTGATTTACGGCGCTGATGAATCCGATGACTGGACAGACCCGAAAGTGTGGAAGAAAGCCAACCCGAGCCTTGACATTACGGTCGGAATAGATAAGGTCAAAGCCGCCTGTGATTCAGCAAAGCAGAACCCCGGCGAGGAGAACGCTTTCCGTCAGCTTCGCCTGAACCAGTGGGTAAAGCAGGCGGTGCGCTGGATGCCGATGGAGAAATGGGACAAGTGCGCATTCGCTGTAGACGAGGACGAACTGGAGGGGCGTGTCTGCTATGGCGGCCTTGACCTTTCTTCAACCACGGATATAACGGCATTCGTGCTTGTTTTCCCGCCTTTGGACAATGAGGATAAATACATCATTTTGCCATACTTCTGGATTCCCGAGGATAATCTGACCTTGCGTGTTAACCGTGACCATGTTCCGTATGATGTGTGGGAGCGCCATGGATACCTCCAGACCACCGAGGGAAATGTGGTTCACTACGGTTTCATCGAGCAGTTCATAGAACGGCTCGGTGAGCGCTTCAATATCCGAGAGATAGCTTTCGACCGCTGGGGCGCTGTACAGATGGTTCAGAACCTCGAGGGCATGGGCTTCACGGTAGTTCCTTTCGGGCAGGGTTTCAAGGATATGTCCCCGCCGACAAAGGAATTGATGAAACTGGTTCTTGAACAGAAAATAGCCCACGGCGGTCACCCGGTTCTGCGGTGGAACATGGACAATATCTACATTCGCACCGACCCTGCCGGGAACATCAAGGCTGATAAGGAAAAATCCACTGAAAAGATTGACGGAGCTGTGGCAACAATCATGGCTCTCGACCGGGCTATCCGCTGTGGGAATGACCACGGAGCGAGTGTGTATGATGAAAGAGGAATACTTTTTATCTGATGCGTATAATCTTATTGACAAAGTAGCATAATTGTGTTATAATATAACTACCAACATAGGAGGTGTTTTTTATGACAAATTCTATTTCAATAAGACCGTCAAAGGACATTCGCACTAATTACGCTCAGATTTCCGCACTTACAAGGGATAATCCGGTAGCAATCACGGTTAACGGCAAGGAGGATACTGTACTTCTTAGCCATGAGGATTATCAGCAGACCATGCACTATATTTCCGAGCTTGAAGAAAAACTCGCTCTGTATGCTCACCTTGCGCAAAGCATGGACGACATAAGGCTTGGAAGAGTCCACAGTGCTGATGATGTATTCAACGATTTATTAAACGACCTGGAGAACCTTGATGTATGAATTGCAGAGTAATATTCACTGATACGGCAGAAGCTGATCTTCGCGATATAGCCTTTTATATTGCAAAGCAGTCAAAGGATAAGAATATTGCAATCCGTTTTGTAAACAAGCTAAGAGAAAAATGCAAGAATCTCGAAATACTGCCGGAAAGCGGCTCGCTCCCCAAGGAAAGGGTTCTTGTGAGTAACGGATATCGTTTTCTCATTCATGATAATTACCTTATGTTTTATTATTATGTCAAGGAAGAAAACACGGTATACGTTAATGCGGTTTTCAACGCAAAGCGAGATTACACTCGCGTGATGAAAAAGTTTATATAACATAACAGAATAATTGTTAAGCATCTGTCAGCAGTGGCAGGTGCTTTTCTTATGCCCATTTTACGAAAGGACTGACTACATGAAAATTTTCTGCAGCTTATTTCATTCAAGAGATAAGCCTAAAAACAGCACTGCCGGCAGCGCCTACCGCTTTTACATGGGCAGTTCTACTGCGGGAAAGAACGTCACCGAGCGTTCCGCAATGCAGATGACCGCAGTGTATTCCTGCGTTAGAGTGCTGTCGGAAGCAGTGGCAGGACTACCGCTGCACGTCTATAAGTACCGTTCGGACGGCGGCAAAGAAAAAGCGTTCACTCACCCGCTTTACCGTCTGCTCCACGATGAACCGAACCCCGAAATGACCTCATTTGTTTTCCGTGAAACGCTCATGACGCACCTGCTCCTCTGGGGCAACGCTTATGCACAGATTATCCGCAACGGAAAGGGCGAGGTCATTGCTCTGTACCCGCTTATGCCGAACAGAATGACCGTTGACCGCGATTCAAGCGGCAGGCTGTATTATAAATACTACCGAGGTTCTGATGAAGCAATTCGCAGCAAAGAGTATGAGGTTGTTCTATCTCCATACGATGTGCTGCATATCCCAGGGCTTGGCTTTGATGGGCTTGTGGGTTACTCGCCTATTGCAATGGCGAAGAACGCTATCGGGCTTGCAATTGCAACCGAGGAGTTCGGCGCTAAATTCTTTGCGAACGGCGCAGCGCCAAGCGGCGTCCTTGAACACCCCGGAACTATAAAGGACCCGTCAAAGGTTCGTGAAGCGTGGCAGTCGCAGTTCGGCGGCAGTTCCAACAGCGGAAAGGTCGCTGTGCTTGAAGAGGGCATGAAATACACGCCCATCAGTATTTCCCCTGAACAGGCGCAGTTCCTTGAAACAAGAAAGTTTCAGATAAATGAAATTGCTCGAATTTTCAGAGTGCCGCCCCACATGGTTGGCGACCTTGAAAAATCGAGCTTTTCTAATATTGAGCAGCAGTCCCTTGAATTCGTTAAATACACCCTTGAACCCTGGCTTGTGCGGTGGGAACAGAGCATGATGCGCTCCCTGCTCACCACAAGCGAGAAACAGGATTATTTTATCAAGTTCAATGTTGACGGACTGCTGCGAGGAGATTACGCAAGCCGCATGAGCGGGTACGCTACCGCAAGGCAGAACGGCTGGATGTCCGCAAACGACATTCGGGAGCTTGAAAACCTCGACCGTATCCCTGCCGAGGACGGCGGAGATTTGTACCTTATAAACGGCAATATGACAAAACTGGCTGACGCGGGTATCTTTGCGGCAGGCAGTGGAAAGGAGGATAATTCCGATGAAGAAGTTCTGGAAATGGACGAACAGGATAGCGAAGAACGAGGAAACACAGGAGCAGAACCCGGAGAGAACGCTGTTCCTCAACGGCACTATCGCAGATGAAAGTTGGTTTGACGATGATATTACTCCGCAGATTTTCAAGGACGAACTGATGTCCGGCAGCGGTGACATTACCGTCTGGATTAACTCGCCCGGCGGTGACTGCGTGGCGGCGGCGCAGATTTACAATATACTGATGGACTACAAGGGCAATGTCACCGTGAAGATTGACGGTATCGCAGCAAGCGCCGCAAGCGTTATCGCGATGGCGGGAAACAAGGTGCTGATGTCCCCGGTTTCAATGCTGATGATACACAACCCTATGACGGTAGCTATGGGCAACACAGCCGAAATGCAGAAAGCAATCGAAATGCTGTCCGAGGTTAAAGAAAGCATTATGAACGCTTATGAAATCAAGACGGGGATGAGCCGCGCGAAGATTTCTCACCTCATGGACGCTGAAACATGGATGAACGCAAACAAGGCGGTTGAACTCGGATTTGCGGACGGTATTCTTGCCCGTGAAGAACCTATGGAGGAACAGCCCGCTAACGCTCTGATGTATTCCGAAGCGCAGGTGGTTAATTCTCTTATGGATAGGCTTGCGGAGAAATGCCACATAGCGCCAAAAACCGAACACAAAACCAAAGCCGAGGATTTATTTTCTCGGCTCGATTTAATCAAGAATTGGAGGTAACACACATGACTATTATTGAACTGCGTGAAAAGCGCAACAAGGCGTGGGAAGCCGCAAAGGCTTTCGTTGAAACCAAGCGCGACAAGGACGGGCTTTTATCCGCAGAGGACGCCGCTTCTTACGCTGAAATGGAGCAGAAGATTAAGGACTACGGCGCTGAAATCGAGCGCATGGAGCAGATGGCGGCTATGGACGTGCAGCTTTCCAAGCCTACGTCAATACCCCTCACCGCAAAGCCGCTGAACGGTGACAAACCCAAGTCCGGCAGAGCAAGCGATGAATACAAGGCGGCAATGCTGAATGCTCTCCGAACGAATTTCAGACAGGTGTCCGATGTGCTTTCCGAGGGCGTTGACGCAAACGGCGGTTACCTTGTACCCGAAGAGTACGACAGCCGCCTTATTGATACTCTGACCGAAGAGAACATCATGCGAAAGCTGGGTCACACCATTACCACAAGTGGCGAACACAAGATAAACATTGCCGCGACAAAGCCCGCCGCGGCGTGGATTGACGAGGGCGGTGCGCTGTCTTTCGGTGACGCGACCTTTGCGCAGATTAACCTTGACGCGCACAAGCTGCACGTTGCCGTAAAGGTGACCGAGGAGCTGCTTTATGACAACGCTTTCGGGCTTGAAAGCTACATAATCGAGCAGTTCGGCAAGGCGCTGTCCAACGCAGAGGAGGACGCTTTCCTCAACGGCGATGGTGTCGGAAAGCCTCTCGGACTTTTCTCCGATAAGGGTGGCGGCGAGGTTGCTGTCACTGCGGCGAGCGCAACTGCAATAACCGCCGATGAGATAATCAACCTTGTGTACTCCCTTAAGCGCCCATACCGCAAGAATGCGAAGTTCATCATGAACGACCAGACTATTGCGGCGCTCCGCAAACTGAAGGACAACAACGGCGCGTATCTCTGGCAGCCGTCCCTCCAGGCGGGCGAGGTCGACAGGCTGTTCGGTTATGAGGTCTACACCTCTCCGTATGTCCCCACAATCGCCGCTGGAAAGCCTGTAATCGCATTCGGTGACTTCAGCTACTACAACATCGGCGACCGTGGCACTCGCTCCTTTGCGGAACTCAAGGAACTGTACGCAGGCAACGGCATGGTCGGATTTGTGGCAAAGGAGCGTGTTGACGGCAAGCTGATTCTCCCCGAAGCAGTACAGATTCTGAAGATGAAAGCCGGCTCGGGTTCGTGATGAATGAACTGCTTACCAAAGTAAAACAGAACCTCATACTTGAACACTCGGCGGACGATGAACTTATAAAAGGGTTCATCACAGCCGCTGTTTCCTATGCTGAAAGCTATCAGCATTTGCCCGAGAATTACTATTCAGAAAACGCAATGCCGCCCACAACTGAACAGGCAGTAATAATGCTGTCCTCACATTTCTATGAGAGCCGTGATGGTTCAACAGGCGGCTTTTTCGGAGACAATGTTCAGGCGGGAAAACAGGTGTGGGACACCGTGAATATGCTCCTGCGGCTGGACAGGCGGTGGAAAGTATGAGTTTCGGGAAGATGAACACGCAGATACAGATAACGCAGAAAAGGGTCGCGCTTGATGACGAGGGCTTTCAGACGGAATCCAATGTCGTTGTAGCAACAGTCAGAGCCTATCGGGAGGGACGGCACGGCAGCGAGAAATGGGCTAACCGAGCCGCTTTTTCCGAAGCCACCGACCTGTTCCGTTTTCGCGCTATTCCGGGGGTGAGAATCTCCACAGATATGCGGCTGTTATGCGATGGTTCTGTGTTTGAGATAACCTCTGTCGAAGATGTGAAAGGCAGAGGAATGTATATTGAAGCGCTTGCAAAGGAGGTGCAGCCGAGTGGCTAAGGCTGATGTAAAAATGCCCGATGAGTTCCTTTCGAGGATTTCCCGGCTTGGAGCGCAGACCGACAGCA